GTAGTAAAATATTTAAAAGTCTACAGGCTATTTATTATAAGTCTAAACACTCCAATTAAATACCATGACTCTTTATACTCTTTCATGGGTTCAAGAGTTTATTTGCGTAAACATGCTTAAAGTAAACACACTTGAGCACACAACACACTATTTGTTTATTTTATTTATTGAACCAAACTTCCTGAACAGACTAAATGCAAAGATCAGTCGACACAGACGAGAGCTTTGCCTCGTTCTCGCTCTTTGCGAATTCAGTCTGTAAAAGACGCCGATTCATATTGGTTATAACTTTCTGCTGGGCCTTGTTCATGATGAACATATTCAGACCCTTATTGAAATCAAACATTAGCTCCGGGTACTTGCTCCCCACTTCCGGCATAGTTGTAAAGAGGTTTGTAAAAACCCCTTTGTATTTCAATTTGACCAGTCCATTTCTTGCCTCTGGTGCGAAAGCTTCACAGACCTGACGGAATGTCATTTTGTTGATGTTCGGGTCCGAAGAGGTAGTCTTGAAAGCTTTGATCAAGTTGACCACTTCCTTCAGGTTGTAAGACCCGAGGACTGATTGATCCTCCATTGATTTCACTTCCACCACTAGGTCCAGAAACTCCGTCTGCTCTGACGTTCCCTGGATCGCTATGTTCGCGAAGATGGACTCCAGTATCTGTTCCAGGGTTGCCCCTGTCTTTCCATGAAGAGGTCTGTTTTCTGCGCCCAGAAATGCCTTTAGACTTGCGTCCACCTTGAGCTGCAAATTCAGAACTGCTGCCATCCTCCTTCGCCTGGTTCTGTCGAGCAAACTGAAATTCTCTTGAAGAAATGTTATCAACTGATGACCCTTCTGAAGCAGTGGATTTAACTCCAGCTTTATTACCCCTCTTGTTTCTGAGAAAATTCTCGAAATCGCTGTCTGTTGATAAGCCTTGATGTTCAACCTTCTCATTCTGGGACCTAAATCCAGGGACAGCCCTTTGGCTGAATGATCTGTCAATTTGCTTTCCTCTATTTGGTTTCCTTCTCTCCATACCCTTTGAACCTGAGGCAAACTCAAAAGATTTGATCTTTTTCTTTCCCATCATACCCAAAAACCCTTTAGGTATCTCATGCTCTCTGAATTTGATGGCTTGAGTTGGGACCGTTTGAATGTAATTGAAAAGTTCACTAACTTGGTCATCTTGCTCAAATCCAAAAGCACCCACTCCCAGCGGATCTGCATTCGAAGCTTCAAGCAAAAAATTTGAGTCAACTTTATTCTTAACACTGCTCAAGAAGCTATCAAAGAACCTGCACATATTTCCAACTCTCACACTAATTGGGTAGCTCTCAAACTTAAAGTTGAGGTTCTCGAACATCACTGCCACACTAATTGAGTTTGACAAGCCAGGGTCATCCAGTGAAACTGGAAAGTTTGGTGAAGTCACCAAGGTGGCGGAACCACTATCCAGATTGAAATGAAACTTCTGCAGCATGGCCTGCTCAAATGTCTCCCACCTGTTATCATAAACGTAACACCAACCTGACACCCCTGCATTCTTCCTGAACAATGCATCAATTGATATGGACAGTGCCCCCCAGTGCACATAATTTGTACTTTCTCTTTTCCTTAAAACTGCTTGCACTTCAGACGAGGGTATCACAGGTATCGACGCCAATCTGAAACCATCCCCTGCTATGTCTTCAGGCATGACCTTGAAAACGAATTCATTCCAATGGATCATAAGGTCAGACGCCTTTTTGAAGGGGCTAATGTCAGAATAAATTCTGGAGCTTTTCACCCCAGCAATTGGAATATCCCCTTCTGCGATCCTCAATCTGTGACCCCTTATCATTGTCGCCATCTTCGTCAGACAACCACTCAAGTTCAGAAATGTTATGCCTTGAATCCCCTCTGAGTAGATGTTTATTCCTTATGAAGAATCTTGTTAAAACCTGATGATAATTCAGTTGTTCAATTTCAAGATGTGAATAGAGCCTCTCACCTAATTTGTAGGCGAATGAAAACTCCAGAAAATATGAGTCTATCACATCCATCAATCTCCCATTCTCAATTGCCACCTGCAGCCTTTCATAGATTAAGCAAGGTTCTTTGATCAAACCATCGCAGCACAATCGCCATCCACAAAACATTGGCACTTTTGTTCTGTTAACCTTGGCCTTCAAACTCAGCTTGCTCAAGATGAATTCATGGGTGTCAATCTCCCTCAAGTTTCTCAGAGCGCACATGTCATCACCGGCGAAGCAGATTGGGGTTCCATCAGGAACCTCGTATCTGCAAAATGTGAAAACCATGTTTGCAAGCGTATTGAACAGAAAGGTTGAAAATTCCCCAGTGAACCTCATTATAGCAAAACCTCCAAGTCTGCAACCCAAAGTACACTTCATCTTAATGTAACTCTGAAGGACTCTGTCGTCCCAACCAAAATGTCTGAGCAATTCCACCTCAAATGCTAAAATGGTGTGATCTTGTGAAACGTCAAAAGCTGTATAATCTGATTCCACACATATTGAACCATTTGAAAATCTTCTGGCAAAATCCTCCAATTCACTGAAATTTTTCCTTTGATGAATGTAGTAATTATCCGGTAAGTTTGCAGTGAGCACCTTTTCTGTGTATCGACACCATGGGCTAAATTCCACGAGAATTTTGTGTGGAAAACAAGCCAAAGTCTGGCCTGCCTTAGCTTCTGTAAATCTTTTTTCGAATTTTGTGCAAAGTTGCGATTTCATGAACAGGAAAATCTTATCCAAGGGCCAATCCGAGTCTGACCTCTGAGAGTGTGCTCCAATTGTGGCCGCACTTTTAGATAGTTTCGTCTCCTCAAATTCTTGCCTGCATTGATCCAGGAGCCTTTGGTCCCTGCCACATTTGATGGGCACATGTTTGAGAAAGATTTTTGTCAGATACTTCCCTCTGCTCTCTGCTGCCTTGAATTTTGCGTAATTGTTGGCAACGTTGTCAAAGCGAAGCCTCTTCTTTATGGCAGCAAGGAAAGTGAGATCATCATCCATTTTGTGTCTGGGATACACAGCCTCATAACTCATCGCTTGATTGACCTTGTAAGGGAATTTCCAATTTGGCCCAGCTTCTTCTCTGAACTGATTCGACCACCCATTTTTTCCTTTAAATTCTCTGTATTCTCTTGCTTGGATGTTATCGAGCTCAGGACCTAGTGTCTGACTTGAACAAACCGGAATGTGGCATTTAATTGCATCATCAGTTAGCTTAATCACTTGACCAAGTGGTTCAACCATGTGATATCTTTTTCCAAGGTATATCATACTCTTGAGCCAGACATCTCCTTCCAGTCTAGCTTCTCTATCCATCTCATCAATCCCTGCTCCTTTGGCGATGTCTTTCTCACTCAAAATCAAGTTGACGGAGGAGGACCCCAAAATGAATTCTTTTGAAGCACCAACGCCCGAACATATTCTTTGAAGCAGACCGCTCTTCATTGACCTCATATAATCTTCTTTTGACCCTTTGCTCCCCAACGCAAAGCAGAAGCCTCTTCTGAACCTTGTGATTGCAACCATTATATGCGCATCGGAACACAGCTTGGCCTCCTCGGAAAGTACTATTACTCCACAATTGAATGTTAAACCTTGTGACTCCCCAAATGTCATCACATTCCCATAGTTGGAGTAAAGTTCCTTTTCCACCATACTGGCAACCAAGATGACCTCTATATGATTCCCTTTCTTTTCCATGAAGTGGTGAGCTGACGGCATATCTTTGTAGATCGAACTTTGTTCATCTATTCCAATGAAGTCATTCATTGTTTCTATGGCCAGTTTTTTTGCAATGAATTTGTTAATTCTGTAACTGTACCATTTGTAGTTTACCCCTCCTTTGAAAAGCCGTTTAATTTCTCCTTCCCTAGACAAGTAGTTGTCATCCTTAGGACAAAAGTATCCAGCCTGGAGCGGGTCCCCTATACAAACAATTGTTGACTTTTTAAGGATTCCTTCCATATGCATCTTAAGCATCAAAAGATCAGTGAAACCTTTAGGGAGCAAACTGATTTCATCCAGTATAAATAATCTCTTTCCTTTGACATCTGACTTTAATGCACTCTCAAAAGTTTTAATGTCCTTTTCGTCCACTCCTTTTTCGCTCCAATCTTTTGCCAAAAATCTTCTGGGGCAGATCACCATAATCCCTTGTGAACCTTTGAATTCAGTTTGTATTAAATTCTGAATTGCATGACTTTTTCCTGATCCAGCAAATCCGAAAATGCCATAAATCTTCACCTTCATAAAGTTCAGTTCTTGAACCTTGTCAAACAGATCACTTTTGGGCTCTTCAATTTGACCCCTCACCATATTCATGAACGATCTCATCTCAGAGGTGCTGTTTATCCCTTTGATCATCCTCCACCCTTCATGGGTTGAATTGTGAGAAACAATTCCAGTCATGCCATCCATCAGACTTTTGAGCAGCTTTCCTGCCCTTGAAGAATCCACTTTGATGTCTGCATTGGTCAAATCAGGTTCAACAAGTTTGAGTCTTTTGTGGAAGTTGAATGTTACGTGATCTAAGACTCCATCTGACTTGATCTCCTTTGATGAGTTAGCAAGCGAATCCATAGATGACCTCCTAACTGAAGCGACAGAAAAGTGGTTTCCCCTAAGCAGCATCCTTCCAATGGAAAGACCTGATGTCCCACACTCAACCAAGCCGCAATCGCCTTCGCACTCTATTTTGATTTCATATTTTTCACATATTGCTTTTGCATCATCAAGTGAGCAACCCCTATTACTCACACACCTGTCCATAATGTGTGGGATGAACATCATGATTTCCTCTGGTTTTTTGTGTATTATTTCAGCCACACTGACAAATAGGCAGTCGAATTTACCCTTGATGAATCTAAGCTTTGACTCAAAACTGAAATCCCTTTTGTGAACCCTGAGGGTAACACTTGTCCTTCCTTCTGAAGCGACCTCCACAGCATGTCTATTTTTCTTTTGGTAACCTGCAGGCATCAATATCTCATTCCCTTGTTTAAGATCTATGACCTCATCATGGCAGGTGGTGTGAAACTTTGCATCTCCCACGACGTTAATGGTGAGGATCCCGTCATCGTCATAACACTCCTCATTATCACTGTGCAAAGGTAACCTGCATCCATCATTATAAACTTGAATTAGTGCGCTGTTGAAATCAATCCCCCATTTGCTTCTTGCTTTCATCATGACATGTCTGATTTCCCCAGTTGCCTCAAATGTTGGGTAAGAAACTTTATCATGAAAATACACCATTGGAAAGTCAAGACAGAAGTATGCTGCTTTCTTTCCTCTGAGTTGAGAAAGTGGCATACATTCAATTTGTCTGGCTAACAAGAGATAATCGTTTCCAACAGTTTTGATTAAACCAGCAGAACAAAGTTTCTCCCTTCCGACGAAGTCGTCTAATTTAAAACTCAAAAGGGGTTCTGAAATGTGTTGCTCATCCAATCTAACACCTTCCCTTTTAACTTCAGAATGTGGAGGTTCGGACCCCTTTTCTTCTTTGCTTGTCCCTTCATTCATTGGAATCTTTGCTTCCTCCTTATTCCTCTCTTCAGGTTTGCCATTTCCTTCACCGCAGGTTGGTTTAAGCAGATGCACTGGAATCATCCTTGATCTCCCTGCTTTCTTAACTCCCTTTTTGCTCAAAGAAATTCTGGTGTTGCGTTCTCTGAGCTTGACCTCAAGCTCGAGCACGTTTTTCACCTTCATTTTCTTGATATGAAAATCCAGGCATTTGAGGGATAGCTCCTTCTTCTCTCTTCTGTGATTCAATTCAAAAGGGGTTCTTGCAATGACTTCATCACAGGGTGCTGCACACAAACTCAGACAATTTGAGCTGAATTTTGCTGCTTCAGAGTAAGCTCTATTGGACCTCAAGATCACTAAAGGGCTAGCACTCCTGTGTCTGAAGTCATCATCATATGACCTCCAAATCGACGTGGATGACAGCAAATCAGAATATATCTCTCTTGGGTAGTTGTGTGAATCAACTTCCCTTCCGGGAATCAATTTGGCCAAACCTTTTTTTTTTACTTTTGGTAAAACTCCATTGTTGAGCCATTCTCTTCTCCCATAGAAGACAATATTTGAAATGTTGTCGAATGAGCTCAGCCTCTCTTCCCAGATCTGATCTATAATCATTCTGACTGTCAATGGCCTGTCAGTTGTGTGAATGTCAAAGGCTAATGGTTTAATCTTCATCAACCTCCTGGTGAAATCATCAGCCAACCCTATTTTTTCCAACACCTCCCTATATGGTAACTTGTCAAAGAACCAATCCTTCATGCATCCCCAGAATGAGCAGGACCAACTCTCCACACCGTTCTTCTCTATCCTACTTGCAAACTCCTGAATCATGAACACACTTTCTATGGAAATGTCGGCATCAGACAACTGCCTCAACTTTGCCACTGCTGATTGTACATCAGGTTTCTTTAGTGAGCTCATGTAGATGAAGATTTTCTTAAATACGCTAAGTGGAAAATCTTGAATGGGAACGCGCACTGGTTTCACAAAAAGTGAACCCACATCAAAAAGGTCGTAAGGCCCAAATCTCCTAACCTCTTCTTTCATTAGATCCTCAGCTGGGTAAATATGAAACAGATGGTGAGACCCCAGAGAATATACAAGACTAACTTGGTACCTGATTTCAACCCCCGTGACTCTGTTTTTGATGATTATGCTGCTGGAGCTTAGTAAAAAACCATTCTCAAGAGGCTGTGTGTAACTTTCAGATCTTACTCCATCAGGCATATAAACCAAGTCTTTCCCATGAATTTCAAACTGATAAAGGAATGGTAAAACAGACGATTTGTAACCAGCAAGTATCTCTGGAGGGAAAACCAAAGTTGCCCACAAATTCTTTGGCCTGTGGACTTGGAGGAAAGTCTCAAGTTGATCCCTTGACCAATAGTGAATCTCATCATGAATGAAAATGTTAGTTTTCTTTGGGCATGGAGACCTCTCCGGTTTGGCCAAAGGGCCATAGCGAGCTTTATCCTTAGCGGTCACCAGTCTGTTCAAAATATCATATGTTTTAACAGAATTAGGACCCAATCGTTCCATTTTGCTCATTTTATTAGATTTAATACTAAGACAAGCTACATAGGAGTACTTACTAATATAACTAGCTACAACATTAAATAAAAGGTGGTTCTCCAGAGTTTTACAACCAGGGTGAGAATGATTAACATAAGCGAAAGGCGAAAGATAGACACCTGACTTAGTAAACCACTCCCTGGTTTTCTCTGGTAGGTAAAAAGAGAAGTTTTCCACCTTCTTCTCTTCCTCCTTTTGAATGCGTTCGTACTGAAATCCGCTGATCACCTCCTGTTGGGACTGTGGTAGTCTGCTCAGAAGTTCCTCCTGTGGCGTTCTGTAAGAGAAGGCCATTTGTAACCTTTCACGTAATTAAACGGAAAGTTTTGTAATACAACGTGATTGTATTTAATGTGATAGCATTGAAATGCTGGTCCTTGACCACGATTGAGGCGTTACGTCAATCTGTTTACTCACGTCGTGAGTGTACACTGTATCAGTATCA